CAAACTGGTGGACGGCGTCTACCAGATCGCCGACATCCCGCGCTGGGTGGTGCTCGACCAGGTTTGGTACGACCAGATGGTCGCCAAGGATAAAAATCACGCATGATCGCCATCGACTACACGGCACCGCCCACGGTCGCCCGCATGATGCTGTCGGATGCCTTCATCAGGGTCATCGTCGGGCCGGTCGGCTCGGGCAAGACCACCGGATTGATTTTCGAATTGCTGCGCCGCTCGTGCGAGCAGTGGCCGTCGCCGGACGGCATCCGCTATACCCGCTGGGCGATCTGCCGCCAGACACTCAGCCAGCTCAAGAACACGGTGCTGAAGGACATCGCCTACTGGTTCTCGGGCATCGCCCATTGGAAAGTGTCGGACAGCACCATCTACATCGAGTTCGGCGACGTCAAAACCGAATGGCTGCTGCTGCCGATGGAGACACCGGAGGATCAGCGCCGGCTCCTGTCGATGAACCTCACCGGGATCTGGGTCTCCGAAGCGATCGAGATCGACTACGACCTGATCGGCCCGATCTCGGCGCGCTGCGGCCGCTATCCTGGACCGGGCGCCGGCGGCTGCCGGTGGGCCGGCATCGTCTGCGACACCAACCAGGGAACGGAAGGCACACCGTGGGGCAGGGCACTCACGCGACCGCCGATCGACATGCAGGTCTGGGTCCAGCCGTCCGGCCTGTCGGCCGAAGCCGAGAACCTCGCCTATCTGCTGCAGACGCCGGAGACCCTGAAGCTGCCGGTCGATCACCCGACGCGCCTAGCGCAAGGCCGGTTGTACTACGAGCGCCTGGCGCGCAACCAGAATGCCGCCTGGGTGACGCGCTACGTCCATGCCCGGCTCGGGCCCGACCCGTCGGGCACCGCGGTGTTCGCCTCGACCTTCCGCCATTCGTTTCACGTCGTGCGCGGCCTCGAGCCGGTGCGCGGCATGCCGCTGGTGGTGGGCAACGATTTCGGCCGTGACCCGTGGGGCGCCGTCACCCAGCTCGACAATGCGGGCCGACTTCTCGTCCTGGAAGAAATCGCGGCGCACGACACCGGCCTCACCAACCATTGCCGGACCACGCTGCGGCCGCGTCTGATGGCGCCGCGCTACGCCGGGCTGCCGATCGTGATCGTCGGCGATCCGGCGGGCGATCAGCGCTCGCAGTACGACGAGATGACGGCATTCGACGTTTTAGCCAACGAGCGTTTCACCGCGGTGCCGGCCGGCACCAACGACATCGATACGCGATTGTCTGCGGTGGATTACTGGCTGCTGCAGCAGCGGATGGGCGGTCCTGCCATTGTGTTTGACGAAGAGCGCTGTCCGACGCTGATCGAAGGCATGGCGGGCATGTATCGCTACGCCAAGACCACGCTCGATGTTTCGAAGCCCAAGCCGGATAAAAATCCCTGGAGCCACGTCTGCGACGCCCTGCAGTATGCCTGCCTGGGCCAGCAGAGCGGCACGGCACGGGCGATCGCGCGGCTGCTGCGTGGAACGTCGCGCAGCAGCAATGGCCGCGTGTCGGCGGCCGGTTGGACCTAGACCGGAGCCGGCGCCGGCTGCGGTTGCGTCGCGTCAGGGGCCGGCTGCGGCTGGACCGTGTCGGAGGTCGACTCGAACTCCGACCTGACCTCGTCGAACTTGGTCGCGGCGCCCTCGGCGGTGAAGCGCAGGGCGGCGAGCTGGCCCATCTCGGACACCGACGGCGGCGCCGAGCGGGCGCCTTGCGGCACCACTTCGGGCGGCGGATATTTCTCGACGAGGTAGTCCTGGTACTCGGCCGGCACATGGGCCGACATGTACTGATACTTGGCGAGCTCGGCCTCGGGCTCGAGCTTGGCGAACTCGATGTCGGCGGCGGCTTTCTGTTCGTCGGTCAGCTCGGCCATGGCAATCTCCCGGTGGTCAGAGGAGCTAAGCGGAAACATCCTTAGCACCATCGGCTGGCTGTGTCAGTTGGGCCGCTTGCGCTCGCCGCGCTCGAAGGAGAGTTGCTTCTCGAGGCCGGCGACGGCCTTCTCGAGAGCGGCGATATTATCGGCCGCCCAACGCAGGCGGGTGACGACGCCGGAACGGAAGGGCGTTGCCGGCACGTGATTTTCCTTGGATTGATACTCGAGCACCTGAGCGAACTGACGGAGCCACAGCTCGTGCTGCTTCATGCCGGCGTTGATGGTGGGTCGTTCGGGTCTGGCATCAGCCATCGGGTGCCCAGCGTTTGCCTGTTCTGATCTGCCGAATTGCGTTGCGGTTAACGCCGTACCTCGCAGCAAGCACTCTTGGTTTTTCGGTGCTGGCACGGATGGCAGCGGCTTTTGCTTCGTCAAGTTTGATCGATCGCCTGTTTCGGTTTTGGGTTTTGCGACTGGCCCAGCCACAGTTGTCCGGATTGTATCCCTCGGAATTATTTCGACGTTCAAGCGTCTTTCCGTCAGGTCGCTCGCCCAAGTCAGCGAGGAAATTCTCGAACTTCAGCCAGCGATCGCAGACGGTAATACCTCGGCCGCCATATTGCGCCCAGTGGTCGCTGGTCGGCGACGTGCAGCGATTGACCATGCCATTCCACGATCGAAACGTAGGGCTGATCTTGCCGCGCCGGGCATGGCCGTGGATCGGCGTATTAGCCTTGCCGGCCATCAAGACACCGTGGTGACGCGGGTGTGCGCGCGGTAGGCGATACCCTTCATGGAGGTGGTGCCGCGGCCACCCGGAAACGCCACGACCTCGTGCGGCCTGAACGCGTCGTGCATGCGCTTGTTGCGCCGCGGCCCGGCGTTGGGCCACGGGCCGTCGATCGCATGATCGACCGGGTAGGCCGTGAACGGCACCTGGTTCACGATGGCCCACTCGCGGACCAGGCTGTCGATGCCGCGCTGGCCGCCGGCACAGACCTGCAGGCGACTGTTGTAGCGCGCCTTGTAGACGCCCATCACGCGGTTGACCGGCTCGGGGTTCTTGGCGTCGCGGCTGCCGGTCACCAGCACACGATAGGGGCCAGCCTCGGAAGGCCGGGGCTCAGCGGATACGGTCGGGTCGCTCATAGATCTCGTGGAACTCCTCGTCGGTCATGACCCGCACAGAAGGCGGGCCCGCTTCTGGTCCTGGGGGAAACTTGACGACCCACTCGCCGACCGCGACGCGGCGGTCGCCGACTCTGAGGCCGTAGATGTTGGGAGTGCCGCCGCACCACTGGGCGAGGTCGGCCGTCTCGGCGGCGGTGCGCGCGGTATACTGGCGGGCTTCGACGATGATCGGCTTCTGCTGGTAGCTCCACTCACTCATCGTTCGGCAATTTCCTGCATGATCTTCCGCGCTTGTGGGATGATATCGCCCCACGCGACCAGCGGCGCGCCGTCGGGTCCGACGACCATAACCTCCTCGCGCAGCCAGATCATGCCGGGTGGCAGCTCCATCGTACTCGGCCAACCCATGATCATGCCTTTGGCAAAGGTCGTGTCGTCAGCAGCAATGGCCTCGCGCAGGACGATCGAAGGGGTCATTGGGGGGCGTGCACTCCCGTTGCGGTTCGAATTGAACGAACGATCACTTGCAGTCTGTACCGACGTTTTTAGACGTTCTGCTTCACAACACCCCGAGGGGCCCCAATGAGTCATGGCACAGCCTTTTCTGCGGTGTGTGTCCGGCGCCACGCCTCCATCGCGTCGGCGCAGGCGAACGCCTCCTGGATCTGGCGGGCCTCGTCGCCGCCAAGGTCGGCGCGGCCGCGCATCTGCTGGAGCAGCGCCATGCCGCGCGCCTGCGCCCACTGGCGCACCAGATGAGGCGCATGGGCATCGCGTGCCAGCAGGGTGAAATGCGGCTCGTCGGGCAGGGCCTTGGCGTGGCAGTCGAATTCTCCAGGGTTGTTCTTGGTGCCCATTCACGGTTCCTTGTAGAGCACGGCACGGACCGCGCAGTCCTTCGCTTCGAGGAGCTTGCGCAGGCAGGTCGTTCTTTCGGGGTTGCGCGGCAGGGTGTCGACGATGATCTCGGCGAAGTCGCCGAACGGCTGCGATATCACCTGCAAGTGCTCGGGCAGGTGCTTGTAGGCGAAGAACTGCAGCATCGGGTCTTCTCCCGGGACAACCACTTTGTCGATCATGCGTCGCCTCACGCCGGAACAGAGGCGGCGCGCGGGGTGCGGGCGCGGGCCCGGCGCTCGGCCTGCTTGTCGGTATCCCAGCGCGGTGCCGGGGGAGCGAGGCCCAAGGCCTGCTCGATCGACCAGCCGCGCTCGAGCCGGCGGTAGGCGGTCAGGTACTTGACCTTGCCGCCTACCGCCTTCAAGGCATCGACCAGGGTCATGCGATGGCCGCGGAAGGTGATCATCGGCGCGCCAGCGCGGTGGCCTTCGATCACCGTGTAGTTGCGGCTCTCGAAGGCGCGCTGGGCGACCGCGATGGCGGCCAGCGCGCGCTCGGGCAGGCAGGGCGTGGTGAGCACCATGAAGGTATATTCGTTGCTGTCGTGGCGCGGCAGCGAGCGGATCGGCCAGTACGACTTCGCCTGCTTGGCCCGGCCGCTGGTCGCATCGTTCTGCAGCAGCATGTGGCTCAACGAATGGGATCGCTTCTGCAGGTTGCCGGAAAAGGCGACGTAGGCGAAGCGCCGCTTCTTGTTCAAGAGCGCGTAGACGCCGGGCTCGGCAGGAATGTTGACGGGTTCGCGCAGCATCACAATAGAGGGTGTCCTTCAAGTCAGTTGCTTGTTTACAAGCAACGATTGGCACGAGATATAGCGAGCTGGCCGCATTCTGGCAAGTAGGAGCATCAGGCCTCAGAAGGCACTAGGGCCGGCCGGGCCGCGCGCGAACCTCGGGCGTCGGTGCCAGCTGATTGACCTCGACCACGCTGAGCGGCTTGCGCCAGGTCAGGGCGGCCCTGCCGTGATCCTCGATCAGGAGCTCGGCGGTGCCCAGACGGTCCATGATGCGATCGCGGATTGCCGCGACCTGGCGATGCGTCTTGCGGTTCCATTCAGCGACCGGCAGCGGCCCGAAGACTTGCACCGCGAGCGACAGCTGCCATAGCGGACGACCGCCCGCATAGACACTTCATTCCATGCCGATGTTGACCGTGAGCCCGGCGCTGACCCAGCGGTCACAGCTAAAAGCCGACACGGCGCTGCTGCCCGCCGCGGCACGCTCGGCCAGCCAGAAGTGACCCGGCGTGATCTGGCGCTTGGGATCGAACACCGGATGGGCGAGCGCGTAGAGCCTCTGCTGATTGAGCGACATGAATGCCTCGCTGAGAAGAAACGGGATCCTTAGCGGCTTGGGGGGTGGGGGTCAAGTGGGGAGAATTTGGGTTTTACAACACCCAGATTTTCAAAGCAGGTGAGGCGGGGTGGGGGGGTGCCGGCCTGGCCAGCTCGGGGGTGGGGTCGGCTCGAGGCCGCGCCGGTGGTCGCTCGGCCCGTCGGAATCGCGGGGGCCCCTGCCGCGGCACGCGTTCGACGGCGCGCGGTTGTGGTTGCTCGCTTAACACAACCGTCCAGGTTGCCAATTACTTAAGGCTAACTACTTTCCATAACATCCGTTACGCGATGTTAAGTAGCATTGATTAGAACTTCATAAGTTTTAATCAGGCGCGGGTCTTCGACCTCGAGGGGCTCGAGGCGGCCCTGGGCTCGAAGGCGCGGCAAGTAGGGAAGGTTATGGGGCGCAAGGACGCGCAAACCTGGAAAACATCTATAACGCCAATGGCTTGGCGATTTAACACACTATGACGGTACGCC